CAACCACCTACTCCTAAAGATATTGATGATAAAAATTATTATGCTAGATTTCGAGAAAGTAAAAGATATGATGAGTATAAAGCATTTTGGGATGAAGAAGAAAATAGAAGACGTAATGGTATTATAATACCTGGTAGATTACTTCCAGATGGTTCAATGCAAAAGGTACATATTACAGGTCATCATTATAGTTATCTTAATTATTGTACTATATTACATGATGATACTGGTAATAAAAAACATAAAGAAAATGTATTGCATGATAAACCTAAATTTGCTAGAGTTACTGGTACAAGTAAAGCAAGTACACCTGATTTTTGGGATGGTGATTATCATTATTTTAAAGCAGTTGAATTAGCAAAAAGATTAGGATTAAACTTAGTAGTAGATAAAACTAGACAAGTAGGTTATAGTTATAAAGGTGCTAGTATTGCAAGTGATATATATGATTTAATTCCAAGAAGTACTGTTGTAATTGGTGCATTTGATGAAAAATATCTTATAGCAGGAGATGCAACATTTGAAATGTGTAAGAATAGAATAAATCATATTAATGCTTTTACTGATTGGAAAAAAAGTATTGTAGGTACTGGTGTTGGTAGTAAGAAAGAAATACGTTCTGGTTATGTTTATAAAGGTAGTAAGATTAAAGGTGGATTTCGTAGTGTTATAATTCCTGTTACATTTGGTACTAATCCTAGTGCTGCTCGTGGTAAAAAACCATTTATGGTATTTATGGAAGAAGCAGGTAAGTTTCCTAATCTAATTGATGCTGTAATTGCAACTAATGAAGGATTAAGAGAAGGGGGTATTGTTACTGGAGTAATGATTATATTTGGAACTGGTGGTGGTAAACCTGGTGATTGGGAAGGCTTTGAAGAAATATTTTATAATCCATTAGAATATGCTTGTTTACCATTTAAAAATGTATGGGATGAAAATATGGAAACTACTACTTGTGGTTTCTTTCATGGTCGTCAATATAATTTAAAACCTTATTATGATAAAGATGGTAATAGTGATTTAATTGCTGCAACAGAACATATAAAGAAAGAACGTGAAATATGGAAGAAAAGTGGTAAAGATGATTTATATAAAAAGAATGTTGCTGAAAAACCAATAAGTCCAAAAGAAAGTTTTAATGCAAGTATTGATAATATATTTAATACACCTGAATTAATAGAACACGCTGCTAGAGTAGAACATGATACAGACCTTAGAATAGGTATGCATGGATTATTAATACGTGAAAAAACAGGTAAATTAAGATTTTATCTAAATGGTGAATTAGATAAAAGATTTGTTCATAAACCTATTGAAATATTAACTAGAAAAGTAGATGATGATTTAGAAGGTTGTATTACCATTTGGTATCACCCCTTTAGAGATAAAGAAGGTGCTATACCTAGTAAATTATATTATATAGTACATGACCCGTATGCAGTAAGTACAGAACGTGGAGATATTACACATAGACATAGTTTAGGTTGTTCTTATGTATATGAAAGTGTAAATAATTTTACTAAAGGTTATGGTGATAGAATAGTTGCTAAATATCTAGGAAGACCTAGTAATATTAATGTATATAATGAAAATCTATTTAAGTTAGCAGAATATTATGGTTGTACTAATAGACAAGTATGGTTTGAAAATAATAGAGGTGATGTTAAAACGTATGCTGAAAGTCATGGATATTTAAGTTGGTTATGCTTTGATACTGATATTGACAGTCCAAAAGAAGGTAGTTCAACAAGTAAAACAAGAAACTATGGTATTAATATGACACCTAATAGAAAACTTGCTGCTATAAAGTATTTAAGAGAATGGTTATATAGACCTCGTGGAGTAGATGAACTTAATAAATTACATTCTAATCTACATACTTTGTTGGATTTGCGGTTACTGAAAGAGTTACAGTATTGGCATTTAAAAGGTAATTTTGATGCAGTGAGTACGATGTTTATATTGATGTTTTTAGAGAAGACATTAGAAAAGGATATGACTTATGCCAGCCAAAGTAAAAGTAATGTTAAAAGTGAAACAAATAGTATATTTAACCCTGAATATTTAATAAGTAAAATGTGTAATTAATATGTCAAGTATTACAAGAATATTACCGAAATTAAAAACATCATTAAAAGAAAAAACTGATAATGATTTTGAAAATATAAAACAGATATTTGATTATTATATTGATAATGCAAATTGGAAAGATTATGAAAAATATAGAAGATTAGCAAATAATGAAGTACGTGAAGAAGATTATAAATCTATATTATATCAATATACTAATAAAAATTTAAAGAATTTTAGAGGCGATATAAAAAGTATTCCATTAATAAAACCTTTATTAAGTTTACTAACTGGTGAAAAAAGAAAAGCACCTTTTAACTATTATGTTAAAGTTAGTAATGCTGATGCTAATAATAAATACTTAGATGGATTGATGCAACAAATGACTGCACGTAATTCACAAGCATTTGTTAATGGATTAAATGAAAAAGGTTATGATACAGGAGTTCCTTCTAAAGATGTTCCTGAACCAGAAGCAATAGAAAGTCAATATAAAAGAACATATAAAGATGCTAGAGCAGTTGCTGGAGAAGAATTATTAGAATATGCTAAAGATGTATTAGATGTGCAAGAAGTGTTACATCAATCATATAAAAAAGATTGGATTGTAACTGGTAGTGCATATATATTTCCTGATATATATAAAGATGAAGTTGAATTTACAATAGAACGTCCTGAAAATGTTTATGTAGAATATAGTGATAAAAGCCCTTATGCAAGTGATGGACAAGTTGTAGTAAGAAGAATGGTTTGGACTCTTGCAGATGTTATAAGTAGATTTAATTTACAACTTAAAGATTTAAAACTAGATAAACAAAATGCTTTTGATTGGCTAGTTAATTTAATATCAGAAAGACAAAATTTCAACACTAAACCTAGATATGTTAAAGTAATAAATGGTGAAAATCTTACACAAGAAGAATACTTAAATAGTGTAGGTAAAAATTATTATTCAGCATATACTACAGGGGAAATAACATTATATTATGTTGCTGCTAAATTGTTAAAGAAATATAATATATTGAACTACATAAATGAGATGGGTCAAGTATTGCAAATGGATGTTAGTGATGATTATGTATTAAATTCACAACATCAATTCACAAAAGAACAATGGAGTGGAATGACTGCTGAATTAAAACAACAATTCATTATTAATAATCTAGGTAAAGATTTATATTTAGAAGAATGTTATACTAATGAAGTATGGCATGGTTATAAAATACCTGGTGATGATGCTTTTCGTAGAACAACTAAAAATGAAAAAAGTTTTCAATCAGATAGTAATTCTTTATATCTAAATATAGAACCTCATCTTGTTCAACGTCATCAATTAAATAATGATGCTAATTGTAAACTTCCAGTAATTGGTCGTAATGATGGTGTTAATATACCAAAAGAATTACAAGAGTTCCAATATAAATATAACCTAATATATTTAATGGAAGAAAGAGCATTAGCAAAAGATAAAGGACAACCTATATTATTTCCTATTGATTTAATCCCTGATATACCACAGTGGGGTAATACACCTAGTGAAAGATTAGAACACATGATGTATTACAGTGATGTGTTTAATGTAATATTTTTTAATGGTAGTGATGATAGAGTTAATGTATTAGCACAAACATTAAAAAGTGTTGATATGAGCACTATTAAAACTATAGCACAATTTATAGAACTTAAAGCACAAATAAAAGCAGATGCTTGGGATGCTATAGGAATGAATAGAAATAGATGGGGTGGTACGTTTGCTAGTGAAGGTAAAGGTAAAAATGAACAAGATATATTTAGAAGTAGTTTACATACTGCTGATTTGAATTCAACATTTAATAAATTAGAAGAAGAATTATTATTAACATATTTAGATTTCAGTAAGATTGCTTATGTTAATGGTAAAGTGATAACTAAATATCCTAAATTGGATAGTTATATATTAAGTGATGAAAGTAGAGCAATATATGAATTAGATGCGGAACAGCATATTGAGAGTTGTTATAATGTAAGTGTTCAACCTAGTGATGAAGAACAAGATAAATTAACTGCTATACAAAGTATATTAATGCCTTATGCACAAAATGGTATTGCACCAGAAGCAGTAATTGGTGCTATGGCAACTAAGAATCCACATAAAGCAATGGATTATTTACGTAAAGCAGAACAAATAAAACAAGAAAGAGAAAAAGCAGCACAAGAAAGTCAACAACAAGCACAACAACAAATGGTAGAAATGCAACAAAAGACAGAGAAAGAAAAACAAGATTTATTAAAAGAACTTGAATATGCTAAATTACAAAATGATATGTTAATAGCACAATTGCAAGAAGAAACTAAAAGAATAAAAATAGGAACAGAAGAACAAGCCAATGGTGAAACTGATACACTAACACTTAAAAGTAGAGCGTTAGATATTCAAGAAACTAAAAATAATAAAGATTATGAATTACGAAATAGAGATTTGAATTTAAAGAAAGAATTAGAAAATAAAAAGATTGAAGTTAGTAAAAAACGAACTATAAAATAATTATTAAGTTTACATAAATAATAAGTAGTATTAATAAACTAAATTAAAGTGATATGTCAGAACAAGTAACTACACCTCCTATAAATACTGGCGGTGATAATAGTGGACAAAAGGTAAATATTGGTAATATAACTGGTAATGATGGAAATCAATCAGTTAAACTACCTGATAATTTACAATTTAAAACTAAACAGCAACAATCATCTACAGGGGTAACAACTAATCCTGTTAATACTGGAGAAGTTAAAGTAGATGCAACTAAAACAACACAACAAGTTGAAACGAAAGTTGAAGAAACTAAAGTTGAAAACAATATTCAACAAGAAACTAAAGTAGATGAAACTGCTAATGATAATCAACAACAAAATGATTTACAAAATCTAAGTGATGTTGAATATACATTACATCAAGTAACATCTGAATTAGGATTAGATTTAACTGATAAAGAAAAAACTTTATTTAATGATATATTAAATAAGAACTTTTCAGAAGATGTTAGTGCTTTAACATCATTAGTTAAAAATCTTGCTAGAGTTGGCGGTAGTAGAATGGTAAATGAATATTATAATAGTTTACCAGAAAATGTAAAAAGATTTGCTGATTTTGTATCAAAAGGTGGTGATGAACATTCTTATTTTGCAGTACAAAAACTTAATTACGAAAAGATTAAAATCACTAAAGAAAATACTGCAATACATAAAGATATGTTAATGGAAGGTTATATAAAACTTCATAATATGTCTTTAGAAGATGCTAATAAATTTGCTACAGTTATTGTTGATAAAGGTGAAGGTTATACAGAAGCACTTGCAATGCAAAACAAGTTAGTACAATACAAAAAACAAGAAGTATCAAAAATAGAAGCACAAACACATCAAATGTATTTACAACAAATACAAGAAGCAAATCAAAGAAAACAACAAGTTGCTAATAAAATTAATAGTGGTAAATTACAAATAGGTGATGAAACATTAATAATACCAGAAGCAGATAGACAAATATTATATGCTGCTATAACTGAACCGTATTTTGATACTACTAATAATTGTTATTACGATAGAAGTTTAAAACCTATTGCACCTAATAAAGTAAAAAATATAAATAATTTAATAAGTAAAGCAGATGCAGCAAAACTACAATATGGTGTAGATGGTGAATTATTAAATACTTATTTTGCATTATTTGGTGGTTTAGATAGATTGGTAAAACAAAAAGTTATGCAAGAGAATGTTAATAGATTAAGAAACTTTAGTGATACTAGAGTAAATGCTACTAATAAATTATCTAATAAAGTGATTGAAACAACCAATACTTCTAAACCAAAATTAAGATTAGATGATATTATAGGTAAATAAGAAACAAATAGTAATTTAATAAATAAAGATTATGAATAGTAATTTAATTAAAGTAGGACAGGAATATTATAATTCTGAAGGTTTTACAAGTGAAAATGTTTTAACATCAGCAGGTCTATTAGAACCAGATGAATTAACACAAGCAATGACTTATTTAAACACATTTATAAAAGATTATTCTCCTTTTATGTGGTTAAATGCAGGTCAAGGTGGATTTAATAAAGCAGGTTCTGTAGAATTAGAAGGTGATGGTCAATATTACTGGAATGTTATGGGCGAATTAAAAGAACATGATACTATTATCGGTTCTCCATATACAGGAAGTGATAAACCAGGTATTAATTTAGAACCTTTTTCTCTTCATTTATCTAGTTCTTGGATAAAAGAAGGTTGGTTAATTCGTTTTCGTGATGGTTATATTGGACGTATTGATGACCAACCTATTGATAAAGGTACTTATTGGTTATATAAAGTAAGACCTTATACAGTAGATAAAGGTGAATATTGTTCACTTGATAACTTAAGACCAGGTAATCTTGTTCGTGAAAGTGTATATTTAGTTCCTGGACGTTTTGACGTTGGTACTGAAAGTAATTCACAAACACCTTATAAACGTACTAATCAAATTAGTAAAATAAGATGGACTCATAGAATTACAGGTAATATTGCTAATAAAAAAGTAGCAACATTTAATTTACCTACTGGTGATGGTGGTGCAGAAACTAAATATTGGATTGATTTCGATTATTGGTTTGCAATGCACTTAAATGAAATGAAAACTGAAAGATTCCTATTTGAAGAAAGTATTTATAATAGAGATGCTAATGGTCGTATATTTTTAACAGATAGACGTTCTGGTGGCGAACCTATTATGACTGGTGCTTCTGTAAAACAAATGATTGAAGCAGAAGGTAATTTTTCAGGTTATGGTATTAATTTCACTTTAGATTATTGGGAAAGAACTGTAGGTGATATTACTTATGGTACTAATAAAAACATTGACCTTATTGGTTATTGTGGTGAAATGTATATGGATGACTTTAGTAGGGCAATTGAAAGAGAAAGTTCAAATCGTGGTTACCATGAAACAGAAGGTGATTTAAGAGTAACTAGAACATCTAGTGGTTTAAGTTTTGATAGTACTCGTTTTGTACAATATAAAACTAGACGTGGTGATTTAGTAACACTTATTCATTTACCATTCCTAGATAATGCTGGTACATCTGAACAAATAAGACATCCTCGTACAGGTAAACCTTTATCAAGTCATAGTTGTTATTATATTGCACAAGGTCTTGATGATGATGGTACTCCTAATGTACAAATGATTTCTGAAAAAGGCGAAAGTAAAGTTGTTGGTATATATCGTGGTATGACTAATATTCCAAATGCTTGGGGTGCTAGTAATTCAGGTAATATGTCAATGATTGATTTAGCAACAGAACGTAACGAAGCAAGTATCCATGAAAGACGTAGTATTGGTGTTAATATTAGAAATACTAAATACACATTCTATCATTTTGCAGATGCTGATGAGTTCTAGAATTTAATTTAACAAATAATAATAAAGTATAAACTTATAATAAAGTATAAACAAAATGAGTATAGTTAAAAGACAAGTAGTAATAAAACCTATATATGCTGTAAATTCTTTTCAAGCAAAGAATGAAAATCTACCTGATAAAGATGGTAATTTACATCAATATAATGCTAATAGAGTTTGCAGAATATGGGGTAAACTTGATAAAAATAGAACACAAGTACGAGCATTTGATTTAGGTGCAGAAGAAAAATATTATATGCCATATTTAATTAATAAAGCACCTGATGATAAAGAATATACAGCGTTAGTTGAACGTTATTGGGCAAATGTATTAATTGAATTTAGTCCAAATCCTGGTTTAATATTAGATATTAGTTTTGTATTAAATATTGGAAATGAAGTAGAGTTATTTGTAAATGGTAAATCTATAAAAACACCAGTAAGTGAAGAAACTTTTAAAAAATATTGCCATGATAAACCTGAATTAGAATATTTATTTGGTATGCCTGTTAATATGCAGAACTATTGGATGTGGAGATTTTGTTTAAAAACAAGTCAAGTAGCCAATAGTAAACAATTAGCAGTGGATAAAAGAGGTAAAAAGATGCAATACTATATACACAATGACGAAGAAGAAATGCAAACAAGAGCAATATCTGTTGCATTAAAACGTGCTGCTATGGAATTAGTATTAAAACATAGTGGAGATGAAGATGTAGTTGAAGGTGTTCTTCGTGTGTATGAAAAAGGTAATACTTTAAATTATGGTGGTAAAACATTAGGAGATGTTTATAACTATGATGAACTTAATAAAGTTCAAAAACAAGATTATTTTATGAAAGTATCAGAATTATTACCTCAAGAATTTATAGATATTATAAATGATGGTAATCTAAAACATAAAACATTTGCAAGACGTTTAATTAATTATGGAATACTTACTAATCCAAATGGTACAACAATGTATCAATTTGGTGAAGATATAGTTGCTGATAACTTTGCATTATTAGTTAATAAACTTAAAAATGATAAAGATTTTTATAAAATGTTAGAACTACGAGTACGTAATCTAACTAATATAAGACCTATTGAAGTTATTAAAGATATAGATAAAGTTATTACAAAATCAGATAATTTGATTAATAGTAAGGAATAATGGATATACATGAGATGTTAATAAAGTGTAGGTTTCTTCTACAAAAAGTAAATAGTAATGTTTATAATAGTATTACCGAAGAAGAATGGTGTGATATATTAAATATAACTATTGATGAATTTGTAAGAGTTAAAGCGTATGACCCTACTGATAATAATCGAGATGATTATGAAATTCGTAATTATTATGAAGGAATACAATCTTTAATAAGAACTTATACTTTTTATAACCCTAAACCGTATAGTGTTTACCAGAATGCAAGATATGTAAATTTATCAGATTTATCTAATATATCAGGTAATAGATTTCTAGCAAAACCACCAATATATAGTGGACGACAATATCGTATAATTACTAAATATGGTACTGATAATTTCACAACTCTTGGTGCAACTAGTAATGATGTTGGAGAACTATTTACTGTTAATTTTGTTGCTACCACAGGTTATACAATGGCAAGTGCTGGAGATGGAACAATACTAAGATATGGTTTAAGTGCTTATACTACTAATGCAAGTTCTTTATATGCTGGTATTTATTATGTAGTTAAAACAGGAAGTGTTACATTTCCAGTTGGATATGCTAATAGAGTTACTGTTGATGGTGTTGATTACTATCTTACAGGGGTAAATCAAAATAGAACTTCAAGTTTAGTAGTAAATGTCGATAGTAGTTTCATTATTCATCAAACGTATAATGTACAATGGGCTGGTTATTCAATACTAGAAGAAGTTACAACTGCTGATTTATATTTTAAATATATTAGTAGTTTAAGTGAAACTAGTTATGATTGCAGTCCTAATGCTGAAAGAACAAAAGTAGTACAAAATAGATTAGTTAAATCAGATTTTGTAGATTTACATAAACAACATAGTAGAGGTACTGCTATAAGTAGTCCTTTAGTTGTTATAGAAGGTAATAAATTAATTGTGTTTCATAATGCTAATTTGAGTTATGTAAAACCAGAACATAGATTTGATATTAATAGTGTTACTGTTAAATATTTTAAAAGACCAAATCGAGTATCAATTGCTGCTAATGTTAGTTGTGATTTAGATGAGATTGTTCATAATGAAATAGTAAGACAAGCAGTTGATACTGTTAATGCAAGTATTAATAATGGTACATGGGAAAAATTAAAAACAGAAACAGCAAGTAAAACAGTAAAGTAAAATTAAAAATTAAATAATATGAATGAATTATTTGTAACAAAAGCAGTTTATGCTAGAAAAGCAGACAATAGTGGTGCTTTTGCAGAAGGTGCTAAATATTATACTATTAATAATGCTACTGCTGCAACTTCCTTAATGGCAGGTGCTATAGTATTCATTAATGATAGAGATGAAATATTAGTATCTGGTGCTGATGCTTATCTTAATGATGTTAAAAAAGTAAGAGTAATGTTAGGTCGTGGATTGAGTGAAGCACCTTTCATTTCTGAACCTTTTGAACGTGGTGAAACTAAAGTAGAATATCAAATTTATACTGCACCACAAAAACAAGTAACAGTTGTAGGTGATGACACTAGTTCTGCATTTAGTTTAAATCTACCATCTCCGTTAATTCCAACTGGACATGATAGTTTAGGTTATGCTGCAATTATAGAAGTACGTAGAACTGATGATTTAAGTAAAGCAGGTAATCAGTGGGATGCTTATCAAGTACCAATTCCTCCTTATATTGCAGGTGCTGCTGCACAAGTTCAAGCAACATATATTATTACTCAATTAGTAACTAAAATTAATAATAATAGTCAAGGATTTGTAGTTGCTGCTGCTATTGGTGGTGTTGGAACAGAAGATGGTATTCAATTAACTGCATCTGATTATGGTATTACTTTTGAAGTTAATACTTTAGGTTTGTTAGAATATTCAGATATTGTAACTCCTACTCAAAGTACAACTATTGCAAAAAATATGATACTTGGTTGTGGAAGACCTTATCAAATTGCAGAAATTGAAAGAATAGCATTACCAGAAAAAGGTTATACTGATAAAATGACTCCTTCACAATGGAATACATGGTCAGAAGCAAGTCAAGTTAGTATGTTAGACAGTTGTGGTTATGAAGTTCTTACTTTATGGAAACAAGATTTTCCAACAGGTGTTGGTGAAATGAATAAAATGTTACAAAAGAAAATGAACTTAAAAGTTGCTATTGAAGGTACATTAGCAGGTGGTGTTCCAACTGGTGCTTATACAGCAACTCCAGCAGGACTTAAAACAGCACTTGATGCTTTATTACCATTAATATTTGGACATGGTGCTTATCTTTCAGGTAAAGCAGCAGAAAGCGGAACAGATATAGTATAATTTATTATAAATTAAAACCTACTTGTAATAATCAGGTAGGTTTTTTAATATCATAAGAAATGAATTTAACAAATGTATTTGATGGTTATAGACAAAAGGTATTAGAATTGTTGCAAAAAGCATATGATAATGATACTTCAAATAATACGAATGTACAATCATTATTACAACTAATATTAGCAGATTTAGATTTAAAAGCAAATTTAGATGAAATACAACCTACTGCTTTATATATAGTTAAAGATGGTACATTAACCCCTGTAGAATTAGATAGTAGTGCACCT